AAAGAATTAGATTTTCAAGATTCTATAAAAGCAAATGAAAAAGTAATTTTAGAATCTATTGGCATACCACCAATTCTAATGGATAGTGGAAATAATGCTAATATAAGACCAAACCATAGACTATATTATTTAGAAACTATACTACCTATAGTAAGAAAAATATCCTATGCGTTTGAAAGATTTTTTGGGTTTACTCTTGCTGAAGATGTAACAGGAATTCCTGCTTTACAACCAGAACTAAGAGATCAAGCGGCATACTATGCTACACTTGTAAATACAGGAATTATGAGTGCAAACGAAGCTAGAGAGGCGCTTGGTAAAGAACCTATAGAAGGATTTGATGAACCAAGAGTTCCTGTAAATTTAGCAGGTTCGTCAACAAATCCAGAGGAGGGAGGACGACCTTCAGAAAGTCCTTCTATTGAAGAGGATAATTAAAAATGACTAAAAACATGATGTTAAAAGCTTTGCAAGATTTTTTCGTAGAGAAAAAAGTTGATACTATGTCTCTTGCAGAGTACAAAGGTTATGGTAGTGAGGTTCCTGTTAAGGATTATATGCTTAGAAGAGCATATGGTTCTTGGAGTAGAGTCTTATCCGTAGCAAAACACAGACATCCGATTGAAGTTCCTGTTGTCGAGGCTCCTGTTGTTGAGGAAAAGGTTGTTAAAAAAACACCTGCTCCAAAACCAAAGGCTAAGAAAGAGGTAAGTAAAGATGTCGAATAAAACTAAAATTTTTCACTGGACTAATACATTCAAAACTTTGGGTGAAACCGAAGATGGTGGCGTTGATATTAAAGGTTCTGCGAGTACAAATGCACTAGACAGAGCTGGTGATATAATCGAAGCAGGAGCTTGGACAAAAGGTGGATTGGATAACTTTAGTAGTAATCCAATAATACTTTTTAACCATGATTATAATAGACCAATAGGTAAAGCCACAGGTTTAGATGTTACAAACGACGGTCTTGAAATATCCGCAAGGATATCTAAAGCAGCCGGAGATGTAAAAGAATTAGTGAAGGACGGTGTTCTTGGAGCCTTTTCCGTTGGTTTCAGAGTCAAGGACGCTGATTATATGTCAGAAACTGACGGATATAAAATCAAGGACGCAGAGTTATTCGAAGTGTCCGTCGTATCTGTTCCCTGCAATCAAGGGGCTACTTTTTCAGTAGCAAAATCTTTTGATAGTATGGAAGACTACGATAAATTCAAAAAGCAATTTATAAAGGCTAACTCAGAAGAAACAGCAGACGCTGTGAAAGTTGAGCAGCCAAGCGGGGAGAAATCCCAAAAAATGGAGACTGATATGTCAGAAGAAATGAAGACTCCTGAAAGCAACTTCGACTTAGAGAAGCAAGCTAATGAATTAGCTGAAAAAGCTATTGCTAAGTTTGCAATGCAACAAGCCGAAGAAAAAGCAGCAAAAGAAGCAGCAGAAGCTGAAGCCGCTGAGAAAGCAGCTAAAGTCGAAGCTGAAGAAAAGGCTGCTCAAGAAGCTAAGCAGGAAGAACAGAAAACTATTGTTCAAGCAGGATTATCAGGCGCTGAAAGACTCATGGAAGATGTTGAGAAAAGAGTTCTCGATAAGCATGAAGACTTAAAAGAAGTTGTAGACTCATTAGAGAAGCAACTTGCTGAAAAGTCAGAAGAAATCATGAATATCAGAGAATCAAAAAGAATTTTCTCAGATAGAACAGGTCAAGGCGACTGGAAGAAAGCTTTTGAGCAAGACATTGTTGACGCAAAATTTGCTGGTTTAGCGACTGGTAAAGGTTGGGACAACGACTACGCAAAATCAGTAATGCAAAAGGTAAATCAACACTCAGGTATTGATGTATCCTCAGCAGACTTTGAGCAAATCGTTTCAACAAATGTCGAAAGAGACATTCAGAATGAATTGGTATTAGCACCTCTATTTAGAGAAATTCCAATGACTTCTGCAAACATGATTATACCAATCCTACCAGATGCCGGTTACGCTGAGTTTACAGGTAACGCACAGGCTTCAGGTTCAGCCCCTCATGGTAACTTAGACCCAAGAGGTGACGCATATGATCCTGCAAATGGTGCTGGTATTGTTATGACTGAAAGAACTCTTTCAACCAAAAAATTAATATCTCAATCATACTTAGGTAATGAGACAGAAGAAGATGCAATTATGCCAATACTTCCTTTAATTAGAGAGTCAATGGTAAGATCTCACGCAAGAGCTATGGAAAATGCTATCCTAGCTGGTGACGATGCTGATGGTGCTTTTGGTACTTCAGGTGCAGCTTTTGAAGGTTTATTACACCTAGCAAGAAACGACTCAGACTTTACACAGTCCTCAACTGCATTTGCAAGTGATACTGTTACAGCAGCTGAGTTACTCGGGTTGAGAAAGAACATGGGTAAATATGGTGTAAACCCAAGTGAAGTAGTTTATATTGTTTCACAAACAGTTTACTTCCAGTTACTAGAAGATGCAGAGTTCCAAGATGCTAACCTAGTTGGTGACTTGGCAACCAAAATCAATGGTGAAATTGGTCAAGTGTATGGCTCAAGAGTCCTACTCTGTGATGAATTTGCAGCACCAGCAACTTCTAAGTTCGCAGCAATCGCTGTTAACCCAAGAAACTTTGTAATGCCAAGATTAAGAGGCGTTACAGTTGAGTCAGACTACGAAGTAGCAAACCAAAGAAGAGTCCTAGTGGCTTCACAAAGAATCGGATTTACCGATCTTATCGATGGTGCAACTTCTAAGTGGGCATACATGTACAAAGCTAGCTAATAGCTTATACGGATTGGAGGGGCTTAGTCCCCTCCATATTTTAGGAGGATTATGGCAAATTTAATAACATTACAAGAATATAAAGATTTTGCAGGTATGTCTGGGTTAACTCAAGACGCAAAAATAAATGTTATTATTCCTTCTATAAGCCAAGCAGTAAAAACTTACTGCGGAACTAGTTTTGTTGATTACTATAGTTCAGACAAAACAGAGTTCTTTGATATTACTGATAGTTCTACTACTATGGTTATGGTTGACGAAAGTCCACTAGTAAGTGTTAGCTCAGTACAAGAGAGAGAATCTCAAGCAGACTCATATGTTACTCTAATCTCAGAAAATTCGGACGGTAGCGGTAAATATGAGTATATAGTTGATACAGAGTTAGATACAATTAGAAGAACTACTGATAGCAGAGACAAAGCATTTCCGAAAGGAAGAAAAGCAGTAAAGGTTGTTTATAGAGCAGGGTACTCTTCAACACCTCCTGATTTAAAACTTGCTTGTTTCGACTTAGTTAAATACTATTTAAAAGATGAAAGAAAAGAGATGCAAAGTATTGCAGGAGCTCAAATAAGAAATCAAGTATCTACTAGTCAAAGAGATAATATAGATTTTCCTGACCATATCAAGAGAATACTAGATTTCTATAAAGTTTATAAATAGTGAAAGTTACTAAAAAATATACATCAAAAGTAAATATAAAGAGTAGCCCACAGTTAGATAAAATATTTAAAAAAAGTCTAAAGAGTAGCAAAGGATATATCGAAGCTATTAGAGAAAGATTTAGAAATGCTGATGGAGTATTAAAAACTCAAGTAGAAGACACAAGAGGATTACTAAATAGATTAAATAATAGTCCTCAATATATACTAAGTAAAAAAGAAGCAGATGCCTTAGCTAAACTTGATTCTGGAGAAATACCACTATCAGAGTGCAGAACAGCAATGAATCAGTTAAGAGATGCTATTGAGAGTGTTGAAGGTGAGCCTTATGAGTTAGACCATACAACAATGGAACCAGTAATGCAAGCTGTGTCTCTATTGATTGTAGCTTACCAAGACTCTAGAAACTATCTAGCAAGGGGAGGAAAAGCAACTGACCCAGACTTTCCTTTTGAAAGTGCAGTTAAAAAGGGTCAAATGGGATTTAAACCCAATATTGCTACTTTAGAACAAAAAATATTATTCTTACAAAATTTAAGACTATATTACGCTCTTTGGAAAAAGAATAATATGAATATGTATGAGGCACAAAAAGAAGCTCAAGAAATGGCAAAGGGCGGAACAATAGATATAGATTATATAAAACAAAACGATTTAGACTTTACTAAAGACGGCAAACAAGTAGAAATACAAGTTATATCTAAAGTAGAAAATAGAGCTAAAGGCTTAAAACAAAAACAGTTTGGTGGAGCAAGATTTGAAGGCCTTACAGGTAAAAAATTAAAGAAAGGACAACAAGCATTAAAAAAGCAAATATTAGACGCTATAAAAAATAATGGAGTAACAAATATAGTAGGGTCTCCTCATGTAGGTAATACTATGAGAAAACAACTTAGTGCAATGTCTCAAGGCAAAAAACCACAAAAGGTTAAAAGCACTAGTAAGAAAAAAGTAATACAATTAAAAATACCTGCATTAGAAGCTCCAAAAAGGTTAACAAAACATATAGACCCAAAAACAAAACAACAGATATTAGCAGGAATTGCATTAGTAGGAACAAAAGTCCAGTTAGCAGGAAAAAGAAGAAGAAAGGATACTGGAGACGCACAAAGAGAATTAAATAAAACTAGAGCAATCATAAATAGAAGATTGCCA